TCTTGTTACGCTAAATACAGTTTGACCTGAAGTTGCAGTAAATTGAGCAATGGTCATAAAGAACTCATCAATTTGAGTAAAGCCTACCACTCGACCATAAACATCAATAGTTAAAGATGCGACTGTTGAAGCAGTAAATGTTGATGGTCCACCAAAATCTAGGAATTGTTGAAGTGCCGCAACTACTTGACCATCGGTAGTATTAATAACAGATACTTCACCAGCTCCAGTTGATGTTGTTCCTGTGGCTATGGTTTGTCCTGTTTTTTGATCCAAGTCAATAATATTTACGCCATCAGGTAAAGCTGACCATAAAGTAAAATCATAAAGACTTGATGTTGTAGGAACAAACATAGCCGTTCCAGCCGCATAACCAGCAGAATCAGTAGCAAAACTAAATAATCTTCCTGTTCTATTAATATAAGCTAAATATTTAAGTGGCAATCCGCCTGTTCCAGTTCCAAAAGTAGGATTAGCTAAATACCAAGTGTAATCAGATGGCGTTGTACTAGGAACATTTGTTGCTTGATTAGCAAGTCCATAATAAAGTCTGCCTACTGGATGTAAGCTAAAATTAGTTCCAGATGTATCATCAGCATAGGCTACAGATAAATATTTTTGAGTATATTGGAATGTAGTTGGTCGCCAATTAAATACAGTTGAAGCTGGGCTATATGCACTCTTGGCAAGACTATTTACCATTCTGCTAAAGAAATACCAATTACCAGAAGGAATACCAGTCAATGTAACTGTAGGAATTGCCGCTCCAGCAGTAAATGGATTTCCAGCCGGTTGAATAGAAGTTGTGCCAGCAAATATATATTGGCTTGCAGTAGGCGTTGGATAAGCTGAATACCATATTTCAGCATATTGAACAATTCCTGTTGCTGGTGTTGTAATACTTACACCAAATGAAGGATTAACCGCAGTTGGTTGAGATGAAACAATTGTTGGTGCTGATAATGCACTAAATGAAGATGGATTACCAATACCAGTATTTGGAGCTGGTGTAAATTGAGTAATGCTTACATCATTATAAACTGCTGGATTATATTCCATTAAACTTAAAGTTGCAGTTACTTCACCACTAGCACCAAATTTTTCAACAACTTTAGATACTCTAAATAATTTAGCCGCCCATCCATAATTGGCATTAGTTACAGTAACTATATCGCCAGCTTCTAATTGAATACCTACAAAATTAACATCAACTTGAACTTGTAAATCTTCTCGACATGATTTTAAGAATCGATTAGCAAGATATTGAACAGTTACATTATTGTTAGTAAAGTAAAGATTAATAGTTTGTTGATTAACTGGTTCGTTTGGAAATAATAAGCTAGGATCAATAGTAGCTAAATTAAATGTAACTGAAGCAAATGAATTTTGATTTGATCCATCTGGATATTGGCATTGAGCTACATTAAATGTATTAGTTAAATCAATTGGTGTAACGCTAATAGATGAAATAATATTGCTATTATTAATATCCATAGCAACTGAATAACTTGGTGTTTGAACAATAACACCCCAAAGACCTAATATTTCATTGTATCTAACTAAACAATCACAACAAGCCGCCATGTTTTGAAGGTTATCTAATATTTTAATTGATGGATCAAGAACTCCATTAAATACAAATCTTGGTTGTGTATAAGTATAGGTATCAAATCCAGTAAAACTAAAACTTTGATTTGAGTAAGCATTAAGAGCAATTAAAGAATTGGTATCAACTTGAGATACAGGCAATGCCGCACCATATCTTTTGCTTGTAAAAAAGTCTAGGAAACAATCTCCCGGTGATGATCTTGAATTAGTAAGTTGAAATCTAGTTTGTGCTAACCCAACTAAATTTAAACTTGAATTATATTTAAGATGAATAATAGCAAATGCACAATTGCTCATTTGCTTACCACCATCCCATTTATAAACAAGACCGGATGCTTGCATAACAGATATAGCACTTTGAGTTGTATTTACAGGATTATTTGAACCATTTTTGTAAAGATAAATGTCCATGTATCCAGTAACATCTTGAACATTACCAGTTGATTCATCTAATAATCCAGTTACATTAGAAGCATTAGTATTAGATGGGAAATAATATTCATATACAGTATTACCAGCAGATACACCGACTAAACTTGCAGTAAAAGCAATTAAATAATTTGTCGCATCAATTTGATTGACTAAAGAAACAGTATATCGAGTAGAAGATGTTGTTGGTCCAAATTGTAATATATCGCCAATTTGTAAAGATGTAGCAATTGAACTTGACATTGTTATTTCATTTGGTGTGGATGATGACCATGAAGTAACAGTTCCAACAGAAGAAATTGTTGGAGTTGCAGTTCCACCAAATATAACTTTTCTACCGCCCCAATAAATATTACCAAAAGTTATGGTATCTGGTGTTCCACCAGTTTCGGTATTAGTTACTTCAGATAAAGCTAATACCCAATAAATATCTTGATTGTCTGATGTAATAGATAAATCAGTAATAATGCCACCTACATACGCTTCACCATAAACAACTGGTAAAAGATTGTTACCGGCTGGCGGAACTTGTTGTGGATTGCCGGGATTAGGAAGATTAGGAAGTCCGGGTTGTTTAGGCGCAAAAATAGAAGATATGATTGATGATGCAACCATACTTATTGCAAATGCAACAATATTGGCGGCAAGTTCACCAATAATAGGAGCTAATACAGGAACAATTACAAATGACATTATTTAATTTCCCACTTATTTTCCAAATGTTTTAATCCTAATTTAGATAAATTTACATCCACAAAAGATGCTATAACTGCTTGATTTATTTCACCTTTATTAAGCATATCTTTACTAACTTTAATATATTCTTTAATTAATCTTGCTATAACTATATTTGTTTTACCATGAAGCATAACTTCTTGTAATTGAATAATATTGTTATTCCAAAAATATTTAGATTTAACTGCGACTAATATTCCTGTTTGTTCATCATCAATCAATACAAAACCCAATCCAGCATAAATCATAGTCAATATAGATTCGCAATGTGTTTTTGACCATGTTAAAGGATTGCTGGCTAATGGTGTGTCTATTTTACTAGCAAACTCTTTTATTAAATCTATTATCTTTTCATTGTCGTATTTATTAGCAAATCGAATCATTGTTTATTATTTTGTGTAGTTGATCCAAATGCGTAATTAATAGTTTGAATAAATGCAACTCTATTCATAGAGCTATCGCCCGGATTCCAATATTCCCATGAATTGTCATTAGTATATCGACCAGATAAACGATTAGCTAAAATAGTTTGTGTATTAGCCGCAATAGCAGTTATTGTTCCAATATATGATCTTGTTAATTCACTCCATTGTTCACCAATTTGATAATTACTTATATATCCAGTAAAAAATTTATAAAGACCACCAGCTCCACCAGAAGTAATTAAAGTTCCATCAGCATTAAAAAATCCATGCCACATTTCAATCATAGAGCCTTTACCTTGTTGAGATAATACCCATCCTAATAATGCAGTATCTAATCCAACTAAAGTAATAGATGTTTGATTAGCAGTTGATTTAATATCTCTTTGAGCATCACCAATAGATACTAATGTGCCTAATGCATCAAATGGTTGTGAATCTACTGCTGGAACTGTAATAACATAGGGAGTTGTTGCAAAACGATAAGTAGCAGAAGGTGTGGTTACCCTCACGAAATCTGCCATTCTTATAATATTAGTGTTTTCGACTGGTGTTATATTGTTCATGATGATAATACTGATTCAAAAGCCTTAAATGTAGAACTCCATGCAATGAAAGAATCATTTGTCATTGGAACTAATGTATAAGTTGGATATTGTTGTAAGATAATTGGAAAAGTAATTCCGGTATAAGTTGATCCGCCCATTGACACAGTTGTTCCATATTGACCTATAACTGCATTTTCTGGACTTACTAAAGGATTAATTAAATTACGATGAACTGGAATAGTTACAGTTGATCCAGAACCTCTTAATACATCTGCCGTTGCAATATAAGCATAACGATCTACTTGACAAAAATCGCCTGTGCGAACCACATAAGCTAAAGGATTAATTCCAGAATCAAAGTTACCTAATACAAGATTTTTATTAGCAGAAGATGTTTGCCATTGAGCATCACTAATTTGAGTTGGTGTAAGATCACCTTGATAAGCAATATAATTAAGCCATCCAGTTGTGCCAAAATTAAGATATTGTTCAGTAGAACGATCCGCAACTCGTAATGCTGATAACAATGATCTGTTTTGAGAATATAAAAGCCAATTCATTGGTTTCATATCAAATGCAAATGGTTGAACTGTAAGAATTTCAGATGTAGATATTCTTTGATTTCGAGAAACAACTTGTCCAACAAACTTTTGATCGTTAATCGTTACTTGTTCTGATATAGCTAATATTTGATTAAGATTTGCCATTTATTATCTCGATTGTGGTAATGATTGTTGAGCAGATTGATTTGCCGCCCAAACCGCAGTCTTATTTTTAGCCAAGAATTGAACAGAAGTTTGTGTATCTATAGCACTCATATTGGCAATATATGGACCATTATAAACGATTTGTGGCTGACTTCCCATAGATGAACTTAAAGAGTTATTTGGAATAATTGCACCTGATTGACCGGGAATCATAAGCTCTGGACCATTCTCACCAACAAGATAAGGCGATCCAGCAGATATAGGACCACCATCAGCTTTAGGCATAAATTGAGCTAAATTAGTAATGCCACCAGAAAATCCGCCAGAGCTTGAACTACCAAATCCTAAAGAATTTCCTAACATATTAAATAAACCAGATAATTGAGCTTGTAATTGAATTTTAATAAGACCTTCAATAATAGAACCCACTAAATCTTTAAAATGTAATTTTCCTGTTTTAACAAAATTATCTAAAGCACTATTCATATTACTCATTAAAGTATCAAATGCTTCCTTACCCAAAGCCGCCGCATTTTGAGATTGTTCAATAAAATCGTTATAAGCCTTATTCCATCCAGCACTAAATGTTTGTTGTGCGGCTAATGTTTGTTTTTGTTGATCAATTAAATCAAAGTTTTTATTTAATAATTCAGTATATTGTTCTTGACTAATTAATCCTTTTTGAAGCTCTGTATTTAATTTTGCTTGAGCATCAAATTGTTCCAATAAATATTTTTGTTGTAAACTTCCTTGATCTGCTATTTGTGCTTCTTTTTGCAATCTAGCAATATCAAAATCAATAATTTTTGATTGATCTTTAGCATATTGATCTTGACGAGCTTTATCTAAAGCCATTGCTACTTGCAATGCTTTTATTTTTTCATCAGCAGATGCTTTAGCATACTTTCCGCCTTCTTGTTCTTGAGCGGCTAATTTTTGAGCTTCAGACCTAACTAAACCTATATCTTTAATTTGCTCTTGCCAAGCTAATACTTGCTTTTGTAATTCTTCAGTTGATTTTTGTTGTTGTTCGCTTAATGGTAAATTGCCACCGGGATTTTGTGCGCTAGTTACTTTTTTAGCAAGATCAGCTTCTTCTTTTAAATGCTCTTTATATTTAACTTCCCATTTATCTCGTTCTTCATAAACTTTATTAAAGTCTTTAAGACTGCCACTTAATAATGCTTTAGTTGCATCAATACCATCTGAAATGATAAATACAAGTTCAGCCATAGCGTGAAGTGCTTTTTCAATCGCTGGACCAAAGTCTGTAATAAATACAGTTTTAAGATCAGTCCAAGATTGAGATAAAGCATCAACACCAACTTTAACTTTTAAAAATGCTTCATCTGAACCAGTAAATTTGTCTTTAAATTCTTCATAATCTTTAGCAACGCCTTTAATATCAATGCCACGAACTGCTCTAGCAAAGAATTGCATAGCTTCACCATTGCGTTTTAAAGCTGGTTCTGTATTTTGTAATCCTTTAAGAACTTGCTCAAGTATTTTTGGAGTATCCATTTCAGCAAGCATCTTGTCTGAAACGCCAATATCATTAAATAATTTTCTTAATTTATCATTGCCTTGATAAGCCTGTTCAACAGTTTTACTAAAAGCAGACATAGCTTTGCCGGCTGATTCTGATGATCCGCCATTAAGCATAAATGCTTCATTAAGAGCTAATACTGTGTGAACTGCAACATCATTGGTTTTGGCAACTTGCGCCATTTGATCTGCAAATTCAATTGCACTTTTGGAAAATTCAAAAAATGCCGCTCCAAGACCAGCAATAGCGGCTTCTGTAATTAATGCGGATGCATTAAACCCTTTAAGACCTTCTTGAGCTTTACCTAAATTAGAATTAAATTCACCAGCATCTAATCCTAATAAAACCGATAATCTTGAAATAATTGCCATGATTTACCTTTTAAACTTGTCCATACTAAAGTTAGGTGATTGGCTCATAAAGACTAACAAGGCATCGCTTGGATCAACTTCTGGTTCACGATATATATAAGGATATATAGTATCTATAATGGATTTTAAACTATAAGGCGGTGCATTGTTTGACCGCATATAATTAAATACCCCAGCAGTAAGACTTCCTAGTGTTCTTATTACTCCGTTATTACCTATAACACCATCAGCATACATAACGATTATCTCGTTCATTGTAGCTTCATCTATTGCGCTTATGTCTTGTGGTGTATGCCCATTAAAAATCATTGCGGAGCGAACTTGCGTTCTTAATGAGCCGGTTACTTTGACTTAATATCTTTATAATCAGGCGAAATAACTTCGTTAATCTTGTCAATTAAAGTAAGTTGAATAGCTAATGGAAATTCAGATTCAACATCTGCATAAGTAAGATCATCTAAACTGCCTGTTTCTGGCACTAACATTTGAATATATCTTACAATTCTATATTGCATAATGTTTTTATTTTTAGCGGCTTCTCGCATTGATCTGCCTTCAACGATTGTATCGTTATCTGTTTTTTCAACTTTATCTTCTGGATCAATAACTAAATTAGCAATAAGCTCTTGATAAATTTGTTCCGTAACCGCTTCATCAGGATTTTTAAAATAATTATAAATTTCTTCAATTTCACCAACACTAGGAACTCTAACTTTAAATGTATGATTTCCTAATTCAAATGATCTAGTTAAAATAGATAATTTATTTTGTTCGTATTTGCTACCTAAAGCACTTGCTAATTTACTCATATTTTTTCCTTATAATATTATAGATTTTTTGCTTTATAACTTTCTATTCTTTGAGCTAATATTCTGCCCAATGATTCTGAAACTTGTTGAGCTTGGCTTTCCAATGAAACTCTCATAAATGGATGTGGACTAACTGTAGCCGTTCCAAATTCCATTGCAATAGCTCTGGCATCATAGAATATGCCTTGTGATTCGTAAAACTCTTTTGTAGCCATTTTTCTTTGGTGCTTATCTGAAATGTTTTTAACAAATTCAGATGCTTTTGTTTTTAAATTTTTTGGTATTGATTTAGTTTGAACCAATGCAATAACCGCATCTTTTGGGCTAACATATTTTGATCTTTTATCTTTTCCGTCTGGTCGTCTTGCAGTTATGCCTAAAGAATTTTCAAGCATACCAGTATCAATAGGCACTAATGATTTTGCCATTGATAATACTGGTTTCATAGCTTCTTTAGTTGCTGGAATAAGAACAGAGCTTCTAGCTTTTGAATCGCCTATTTGATCTTTTAATTCATCAAATACTGCTAAAGTTTCTGAAAGTCCAGTAACTTGAAACTTTGTAGATGACATTAATCTGCCTTAATTATTTTTTGATATATCGCATTATTTAGCTTGACAACATAATCAACTATTTCTTCAGGCGATAGTTTATCAGCATGATTTTTTGCAATTTCATGTGCTAAATTAATACCAGTTAATCTTTGTTGAGCAAAACCAAACCAATTCTTTTGACCTGAATTGGCTTGGCTTACTAGATAACTTAATAAATCATCATTTGATCTTATTGTTGTTGTCATTTTATTTGTCTTTATAAATTATGTATTATTTGACCAGCCGTATTGATTACCTCTTGGATGAATCGTAAATGAACATTTAGCTTCAGCAGTTGGTGATGGATCAATCTTAAATTCAGATACACGACCATTGAAAGCATAGTTCACAATGTTTGTGCCATCAGTAGCAGAGATAACAAATGTTCTGTCAATTGTGCCATTGTAAGCATCGCCACGAATTAATAAAAGACCAGTATCAGATGGATTCCAAGCCGCAATGATAGTCATTGATGTTGGCTTTGATTGAGTTGGGATAATATCTGATTGTCTTGCACCAGCAACACCGAATGAAGCTGAAGCATCATCTTGACCAAAGTAAGGGATAGCTTCTACATGAATTTGGTTAGCTGAAATAGCAATAGCTGAAACTGATGTTTCATCAGATAAGTTAGCAACTGTTAATGGTGTTGGTGTAGCTCCGGGTTGTGCATAAAGGGTTGCGCTAAATCCCGGTAAGACTTTATTAGGTAATGCCATAATAATTTACTCCGTTTTAAAAAATTAAAAAATCTTATGTTGGTATATCTAGTGTGCAATCCAATATGACTGAATGGAGCGCATTGGTATTATCGTATGTATGATGCAACATTATTACATCGGCTTTTGAAATCCAAAAACCGCCTGATCCGCCAAATTGACCAGTATAGCCATGTAATGATTGAATAATAGTATTAGCTATTGTCATTCCATCGCCCATATTAGTTGAGAATACACTCATCTGGAATACCGGTCTATCAATGCCTTTAACATTTTGATTGCCACCAGTATAAACCGGCTGATGAACATTCCTTAAATGCCATGTTACAAATTTCGACTGTGTAGCATAATTTCGGTTGAAATTAGAATACACAGGAACAGGACTTATTATACTCGATAATTGAGTTTGTATGGCTTCAGCATACTGAACAATACTATTCTGTCCCATATTAAACCTTTGTTGTTGGATCGTTTCTATAACATAAGAAAGTAACACTCATCTTATCATTAGCTTCAATAGCATCAGTTATTCGCCAATCTTGGTTACGCCAAGTGATTGAATATCCGCTTGAATTAATTACTATATCTCGCACATAAGGCGTATAGTTAAAAACAAATCTATTTAAGTCTTGGTAAATACGAGTATCGCCAGTAATTTGCAAGCTATTTTTAACATCTTGAACTAAAGGTCTGCTTGTAAATTTAGGTGTTATTACAACTGTGCTTTCGCCAAATGCATCTGTTGTAAATGATAAAGTATTAACAGTAACATTTTCATAGCGTGAAATAGCCATTTACATCACCAATGGTTTGTAAGGTCTTAATAAAGCATCAATTCCTATAGGAAGTTCTGCCAATCTACCAACTGTTGTTTCTGATCTGTTGTTATATAAATGCGTTAATAATAACAATCCAGCTTGTTTAATGACTGGATATTGAGATAAGAAACTTGGTTTAACAGTAAAATTAACGACTAATGGAGCAGTCATATTTTGATTAAAGTTAGTTGGTAAACTTGCTAAAACAACTTTATTACCAGTAGGATCGTAATACCAATTGCCATTAGATGAACTAACAGGCGTTAAAACAGGCGTTTGTGCATCATTATAAAAACCAACTGAATTAACTACAGTATTTCCAGCACCTTGTGAAACTTCTGGTAAATCTAGGCAAATCGGACTGCCATATAAAGAACTTGTTGCATAATAAGTTTGAAATGTAATTGGAAATATTGGTAAACCCAAATAATCCTCAATATGCATCCTAACTGCTAATTCAAGATCACTTAAATATGAATCTTGACTGTCATCACCAAACAAATTTAATTGATTGGTGATTTCCGTCAATGTAAGCCAGCTTGTTGATAAATCCCTTCCTACTTGTTCAATTTTCTCATAGTTAAAAGGATTTCTTGTTGGCGCAAGAAACACTCCACCATAAGCAAGAATATCGCTAGTGGTAGCAGTTGTCATTAT